CAATACCACTCCAACCCCACATCTGCCCTTCCGTGCAGCACAGGCCAGCACAGGCCCTCTCAGGTCACCACTTGGTCCTATGGGACCAGTAGCGCGCGCTGAGCTTGCTGGGGGTGCTGTCTTGGGCGTTGTGGCGAGCGTAGTAGCTTCTGCGCCTGGCCTTGTCCTTCGCGCTCTTGGGGTTGCTGCCGGCACCCCGGACACCTTGCTGGCCGAAGCGGATCAGTCGGATGTCCTTGCCCACCTTGGCGAGCACCGCGTGGGACTTGGTCTTGTGGCCAGGGGTTCGCTTGGGCTTGTTGTAGCCACTGAAGGTTTCCCCTCGGTACTCAATGGGCACTACAGATCACCTCCTCTGGTGGCCTCGATGCGGCGAATGACCCCCTTGGGGATCACGTTGACGTTGCCGAGGAGCGGAGCCTCAGCCTCCTCGAGGGTGCTGGCGATCACCAGGTAGTCCTCGGTGTCCTTGATGACCCAGCCGGCGGTGATCATCTGCGCCGGCATGAGCTCCTCTGCGTCGGCCTGGGTGATCCAAGCATCCTCGACTCCGACGATGTCGGACCAGTGGACGACGACCCAGTCCATCAGCCACCTCCAGTGGCCGGGGATCCACCGAAGACCTGAGGGTTGATGTTGCGGGCACCTCGGCCAGCCCTCGAGTAGGCCATCGCAGTCCTGCTGCTCTCGGCCATCGACATCCGAGCAGCCAGAGGATCCAGAGCCTCAGCTCCCTCCAGCACGCACATCAGCCGGCCACCGATCGACTGGAGCTGATACCCCTCAGGACAGGGGTTGATAGCCAGAGGTGTTCTCGGCATCGGATCCAGGCCGGCCAAGGCCACTAGTGCCTGAGGGTCGAGGTGCATGGCGGTGGGGGCGGGTCTAAGGTTCTTTAGGTATCAATGGTGACCGATACTTCCACCACCACCATCTCCATCTATGGCAGTAGGGGCATCATTCATCCATTGGTGGCTTAAGGAGGCTTATGTTCCCTTAGGGGGCTTACGCCTTCTCCTCCCTCCATGAGGGAAGCGCTTTGTCTTCCAAACTGCGGATTTGGTCGTAATCGACCTCTACGGTGTCCCAGCGGTAGTCGCACTTTGGGCACCTACGCAGCCTTCGGACGGTCTTGTAATGGTCGTCCCACAGGGCCTCTGCCACCTGTGTCTCCTTCACCCCGCAGTAGGGGCAGGGCATGCTCAGGAAAGCCAAGTAGCTTGCTTTGGGCGGTGCCCAATGACGACGCTTCGGGGTCCGGTCTGGAGGTACTCCTCCAGCATCTTGGTGTGTCTGTCTTCTCGAATTTGGCGCATTTCTCGGTCACGATCTCGGTGCAGAGCCTCTGCATGAAAACCGAGGGCCATGGAGAGGGCGTCTAGACGGTCGTCGTGCCTGAGGGCACCGCGCTCGCGGGTGATCCTCGAGAACTGGTGCATCAGCATGTAGGCACGCTGCTGGTCTGCAGGGAGGCTCTGGACGCTCTCAAAGTCCTCCTGGATGACCCTGCGGTCGAACACCAGCCTACGGGCGGAGCTGAGGGGCTCGATGGTGTCGCAGATCCGTCGCTCCTTTTGGATGTGGTGCCGCACTAGGTCGACAGCGCAGGGGTAGCCGGCGCGGTCTAGGTGCGGCTTTAGGAGGCTGGCGAACATCCCCTGGCCGAGGTTTTCCTCGACGAGGATCCGGTTCACTTTGTACGCCTTTGCCGTATTGGCGATCTCGGCCAGCACCTCGTCCCCGAAGCCGCCTTTGATGCCTTTGCAGCAGAGGACGAACGCTTGCCCCGCGTAGGACCCCGTGACGGCCACTGCGGTCTCATCGGAGCCTCGGCCTGAAGGGTCGACAGCCATCACTTTCGTCTCGTAGCTCACGAGCTCGCCGTCGGTGGCCATCGAGCGATAGTAGCGATCTCCGTTGAAGCCGACGCACGGGAGGTCGTTGATGACCTTCTCTGGGTCGTTGCACCAGACGTACTTCTCCCAGCACTTTTCCGAGTCGAGGTCCGCCACCTGGAGGTCGTTGATCTTCAGCGGGTAGCGGTCCAGGTCGCTCAGACTCTGGTCCAGCATGAACTGAAGGTTGAACATCGAGCGCCCGTACGCGAGCTCCCGCTCCATCAGATCGTCGCTGTCGAACCTAGCAGGGTCTGTAGGGGCCCCAGGAGCCTCTGTGCTGCACGCGATCGTTGGTGCGAGCATTGACCCGTATCCGAGCTTCTGTCGCTCAGAGGGCACCCTAGCGGGCCAGATGCGGGTCTCGAATCCACGCGCCGGCAGCTCGCGAAGGATGTCCTGCTCCGTCTGCGGCGTGCCGAGGTAGATGATCCGCCCGCCCGGCTTCAGGATCGCCTCGTACTCTTGGGTGGCAGCGAAGAGCTTGTCGCGCATCACCTGCGTCTGGGAGTTGGCCCATGACGCAACGTCATCGCAGATGATCTCCGAAGCTCGCGCTCCGGTGATGCTGGAGTACACGCCCTTGCTGGTCACCGAGGGGCTGTGGCTGGGCGGAGCGGGACCAACGTCGAAGGCGATCTTCGAGTTGCGCTGATTCTCCCTCGGGCGCAGGTGCGCCGTCAGCACGCCCATCTCCTCAATGACCCGAAGCGTGAAGGTGCTGAAGTCGTCCGAGCGGTTCTTGGACGCCGAGATCACCAGGAAGTTCAGCGAGGGGTCCAGCAGTAGCCGCCAGACCACATAGGCGCTGGTGATGTAGCTCTTGCCCACCCCTCGGAACGCCTGGATCACCGTGCGCCTGGGCCCGCCGGCGAGGTACTCCGCGATGTCGTACTGGACCGGGGTGGGCTCGGGGAGCCCTAGTGCCGCCCAGGCGAGGTAGAGGAAGTTCTTGAACCCCGACACGCCATGGAGCCGGGAGTCAACCTGGGTCACTTGACCTCTTTCACCGTGATCTTCAGATCCGAACGCTTCCGCCGGCGCTTCTTGGCAGCAGCGCGCCTCCGGGCAGCCGCTGTCCTTGTCCGCCGGCCCCTACCGGAGCGGGCGCTACGGGAGCGCGAGACCTCAGCAGCAATGCCGCTGTCGCCATCAGAGTGGCCTCTTTCGTGTGCCATGGTTACTCAGCCTGAGCCACAGGCTCGTCAGGGGATTCGAAGGGGAGGACGGTGGCGAGGTTGGTGATGGGGGCGTCAGCGAAGGCCAGGCTGTCGATGCCGTTGTCCTTCAGGAACTGACGCGCCACCGAGAGGTCAGCAGCGGTCGCCTCGCCGCTCTGGACCTTCTCCAAGAGGTCTTGGGCAAGAGCCCCGTGCAGGGACTCGAGGATCTTGTTGAGGTCCATCAGTACCCGGTGCGGCCTCGGCGCATCTGCTCGTTGGCGATGGCAAGGCCCCGACGCTTCATGGCGGACTTCTTGCCCTTCTTCTTCTTGCGCTTCTTCTTCACGGTCTTCTCCGAGTCACGGAAGGCTTTGTCAGTGGGGGCGCCAGGGGCACCGGGTTTCCGCATGCGCTCGCCGCTGCCGGCTGCGATGCGCTTCCTCTTTCGGGCGATGTTCTCGTACAAGCCAGGTTTAGCCATGGTTCACTCCATGAAGCCGACGAGGACCGATGCGCCTGAGCCGCCTTTCAGCACAGCTCGCATCTGCGGCATGACGGCGACCCCGGTCTGAAGCACCTCAGCGGTGGTCGAGACGTTGAGGGCACCAGAGGTGGCGATCTCGACGAAGTCGAGGTCCGGGTGCAGTCGCCCCTGGAGCTCCACCTCGGTGCAGGAGCCAGCCGTGATTCGGTACTGGACTGCGCCGGCCTCGTCGTAGAGGTGCTGGCAGTTGACCTGCGTGCCGGTCACATCGCCGGTCGCGGTCGTCGTATCTAGGAGAATGTGGACTTTGCTCATGGTTCACTGCATCACATACATGATGACCGTCGAGGACACGGAGTTCTCAACCCGCGTGCGGACTTGTGGGAGGATCGGAAGGTCAGCGAAGATCTTCTGCTCCCCGCTGGAGATCGAGTACTGGGCGCTGCCGTCAGTGATGTCCATGAAGCTGAACTGGTCCGACAGCCTCCCTTGGAACACGATGTCGGCAGTGCCGGCGGTGCATTTGGCCTGCACGGCTCCGGTCTCGTCGCGCTTGCGCTGACAGATCAGGGTGGCGCCGTTGAAGGTGCCGGTGATCCCGGCGCGGGCGTAGTTGATGGAGACGAGAGCCATGTCACATGCTGAAGAGTTTGATGCCGAAGGTGGTGATGACGGACACGGCCGCAGCCATGCCCATCGCCCAAGCTCGACCGCCCTCCAGCGAGCGCACTCGCCTGTCTAGCTTGTCGAGCTGATCCTGGTGGACCCGCATGGTCGCGAGGATGCTGTCCACCTTTCCCTCGAGGCGCCCTATGGCCAGCAAGAGGTCGTCCTGTGTAGTCATCAGTCGGTCGAGGTTGCGCGGATGATGAAGTTGAAGACCACACCGTGATCCTTGCTGGCGTCGGACTCGACGATCCGTTGGCCCGCAGCAGCCAAGCTGGCACCGTTGAGACCCTCGCCTCCAGTGGTGACACGCGAGGCCGCAGCTCCACCCATGTCGTCCTTGCCCACGATGACGCGCCCACGGAGGTCGGGCACGTTGAAGGTCGTTGAGCCGTCACCTGCGCCGAAGTTGGTGCCGATGTTGGCGAACAACGTGGCGTAGGTCGTTCGGCTGATCGCGGCCCCGTCGCACAGCACCCAGCCAGAAGGCGCAGAGGCGCCGCTGTAGGCCAGGATGGCACCGATCGGGACCAGCATGCCAGGGAACTCGACCCCAGCGACTCGCATCTTCGTAACCATCAGGAGAGGCCCTCGTAGCCGTAGACAAGTACACGAGCACCCTGCCGGATGCTGCCGGAGGTGCTGGTGTCGTTGATCGAATCGATGCACACGAAGC